CGCCCCCGGCGATGACTACCCGACAGCACCGACCGGGTCATGCCGGTGCAGTTTGACATCAACAAGTGGTATACATGACGACCTATATCGGCAAGACAACGACTATCGCAGACTCCGTCGGCGCCATCGCCAACGTGGACGCGATCGGTGACCTCTCGCTCACCGCAGATGAGATCGAAGACACCGTCTACGGCGCCGGCGGGTGGAAGACCTTCGTGCAGGGCCTCAAGGACGCCGGCACGTTTGACCTGACCGTGAACTACAACAAGGACACGAGCGGGAACACCCGGCTGACGCAGGCGTTTGTCTGCGGGGGCTCGGCGCAGTACACGATCACGTTCCCGGACTCCTCGACGCTCACCTTCACGGCGTTTGTGTCCGGGATCGGGATCGCTGTCCCCAAGGACGAAAAAGTGCAGCGGACGTTCACCCTGCGGATCGACGGCAAGACTCCGCCCGTGTTCAGTGAGGCGTCCTCAACATGATCCCAAACGTGACCCGGGAGATCGGAGGGGTGAACTACACCCTCCGCTTCTCCGCCGGGACCTCGATCGCGATCGAGCGGGAGTTCGAGACGAAGATCACCGATCTCCCGAAGATGCTCGGCGACGACCCGAACGTCACCATGACAGCGAGGCTCGTCAAACTCTGCATGCGGAAAGACGGCAAGATGCTGACGGACGCGGAGTTTGAGACCGTCCTCGACAACATCACCATCCGAAGAACTCGCGGAACTCCTGAACGACGCGATGCAGTCGGCCTCGACGAAGAAACCCGCGGGTGATACGGAAACTGAAACCGTTCTCCGGGTGGATGCACGAGTACCTCGATCTTGCCGCTGAAACCGGATACTTCGACGACCCCCGCATCCTCTACGACCTGACGCCGGCGGAGATTGCGATCACGATCGCCGGCAAGGCCGCCCGCGACCGGCAGCAGCACCAGATGGAGAATGTTCGGGCCGGGACGTTGCGGCCGCGATCTACAACTCGCTCCGGCAGAAACGAAACGGATCGGGTATGGACCTGGAAGGACATCTTCCCGGACACGACGCCAAAACAGCCGCAGTCGCCGGAGGAGATGAAACGACGATGCAAAGAAATAGCACTGATATTCGGTGGGACGGTAACGACACATGGCGCTGAACGTTGGGAACCTGGTCGCGACCCTGGGCCTGGATAAGAAAGGGTTCGATACCGGGATCGATAGTGCGAAGCAGAAGACTGGCGAGTTCGCAACGAGGTTCTCCGATAAACTCTCCTCGCTCTCACCCACGCTCGCCACCATGGGGGGAGAAGGTCAAAGGGGCCACCTCGGGGATTGCGTCTAAACTCTCCTCGCTCTCACCCACGCTCGCCGCGGTCGGCGACAAGTTTCAAAGGCGTTACGGCCGGGATATCTTCGGGGCTCTCCTCACTCGCAGCCCCCATAAGGGGCGGCGAAGGACAAACTCATAGGTCTCGCCACAGGCTTTGCGTCGAAGATGAAGACCCTTGCCGTCCCGATCGCCGCCGTTGGCGCCGCAATCGCCAGTCTCGGAACCGCAGCCGTCCTCGCCGCAGATAACATCAACAAAGCGTACAACGGCGATCCGGGTTGGGTCGGGTGCGACCGGGGAGGATCTGGAAGCCCTCAAATCTGATTTTGACGCGGTGTTCGGCACAATCCCCGCCGGCGCCGGTGAGGTCGGGACGGCGATCGCAGACCTCAACACCCGGCTCGGGCTCACCGGGAAACCGTTGCAAAATATGGCGACTCGGTTCTTGGAACTTTCCCGGATCACTGGGACTGATGTTGCCTCGAACATCAAAGAGGTTACCCGGCTCTTTGGCAACTGGAATGTCGCCGCCGAAGAACAGACGGGGATGCTCGATTACCTATTCAAGGTCTCGCAGTCGACCGGGATCGGAGTCGACAGACTCTCTACGTTGACCACGCAATACGGGTCGACGCTCCGAGGGTTGGGATTTGACCTTAAGGATTCAGTAGCGGTCCTCGGTAAGTTTGAGAAAGGGGGCGTAAAACATCGAAGCTTGCCTCGCCGGCATGAAGATGGGTCTCGGCAACCTCGCCGGTAAAGGCATCACTGATCCGGTCGAAGCGCTCGACGAACTCGCTCGGCAGGTGAGGGAGGCGGGGACTGAGATCGAGGCGGTCTCGATCGCCGCCGAAGTCTTCGGCGCCCGGGGCGCCGCAGAGATGGCTGCAGCGATCCGGTCAGGTAATCTTGACCTCGGCGATTTCGTCACGATGCTTGATGCGTCAGAAGAGACCGTCCTCACAGCAGCCGATGCCTCGATGTCGCTCGGCGACCGGATGGCCATCCTGCAACACAAGGCGGAGAAGGCGCTGGAACCCGTCGGCAACCTCCTGATCGGGGCGTTCGAGGACGCCATGCCCTTCCTCGAAGGGGCGGGGGACCATCTCGCTGACATCGGACAGGGGATCGCTGACTGGGCGGTACAGGCTCAGACAACCGCCGCGCCGTTCGTTGCAGCCCTTCAGGACCAGATGGCGCCCGCAGTGGAGTTCTTTGAGGGGCGGCTTGCCCACATTATCGACTGGTGGGAGGAGAACGGTCCGATCTTCATTGCCGCATGGGAGAACATTGCGGCGGCAATTCAGTGGGTGATCGGGGAAGTCATAGTCCCGATCTTTGAGTGGGCGTGGCCCTACATCGAGCAGATTTACTCCGGCGTCCTGGACACGATGTTAGGTGTCGCGAAGCTCTTTGCGTCGATCCTCGCGGGCGACTGGGAGGAGGCCGGCGAGGCCCTGGTGGACATCACGAAGGGCGCAATGCAGGCACTCACCGGGGTAATAGCCGCCGGGTGGGACGCGATCGCTACCGGGATCGAGTTCGTCGGACAGGGGATCCTGGGGTTCGTGTACGGTCTGTGGAAGAACATCGTGCAGTGGACCGAGGACTCACTCAACAAGATGATCGACCTGATCAATGGGTTCATCGAGGCGGCAAACAGTGTCACGGAGAAAGTGGGAATCTCACTCCCAAAACTGGGCCGGATCCATCTCCAGGCGGACAAGATTGAGATCCCAAAACTCAAGATCCAGCGGTGGAGTGAGACATCGTTCAGTAAAGAGATCGATGAGTCCTGAAGAAAGACGAGGAGGAAGAGGAAGAGGAAGAAGAGGATATCGACAAGGAGTTCGAGGACGAGCCCGAGCGCGAACCTGCCCCCGCACTCCCGAAATCTCAACTCCCGGTCGCGCCGAAGCCGGAGACTCCGGTGGCGGTTGTCGACGTACCAGAGATCCCGGAGACCGAAACCCGACGATCCCGGCACCGTCGGTATCAGTCCCGGCACTCGATACTCCGCTCCCCACCCTGACGATCGCGTGGCCGGACCTCCTGGCCACTCTCCCGGAGCCCAAAGTCTCGGAGCCCGTTGTGGACGCCCCGGACGTTGTCGTGCCGGCGGTTGGGGTTTCGGTTCAGGAGATCCCGGACATCCCCGAACCGACAGTGCCCGAACTGTCGTCGCGCCCGATACCGCCGGCGTTCGATCTCCCGATCCCGGTCACGGTGATCAACTGGCCCGATACTCTGAAACCGGTACCAGCGGTCCCGCTGACAGAGGAAGAACGTGTCACACCCGCCGACAAGGAACCGGATGTCGACGAGGAGTTTGTCGACCTCCCCGAACCGACGATCGTGTGGCCGGACCTCCCGAAGATCCAGATCCCGAAGATCCAGATCCCGGACATCGTGGCGGCCGCCATGCCCCGGACCCAGATGCCGGCGCACTGGCGCGGATCCTCGGCCTTATCGGTGGGGGAGAGACCCGCGTAGTGGTCGAACTCGACGGTTACGCGATCGGGGAGACCCTGTTCCGGACCTGGAACCGTCGGACGGGAGGCGCGCTGAATGGCTGATCTCATCGTCACGATCAGCGGGCAGCCGGCAGCCTACCGCGCCGGCACGCTCTCGATCTCCGGGTCGCTCGGCACCCGAACCACTGCCTCTCTCCAGACGGTCGACCATCCCCCGTTCACGAGTGTGGTCGAGGTCGGACAGGTCGTCGAGATCCGGGACGAGACAGGTAGCTTGATCTTCGCCGGCACGGTCGATTCGGTCGAAGAGGAGATCGACGCGAGCAAACGGCTCCGGGTCAAGCGCCTCGCGTGCGTTGACTACACCCAGATCGCCGACCGCCACCTCGTCGCCTACGTCTACCAGCCCGACGAGGAGCATCCGACGATCTACGCCGGCGACGTCATCAAGGATATCGTGACTCGGTTCTTCATCTTCGGCGGCGTCACGGAGGGGGTCGATACTTCGCTCGTTGAGACTGGGCCGGCGATCGAGAAGTTTGTCTTCAACTACGTCCCGGCCTCGCAGGCGTTCGACGATATCGCTGAACTTGCCGGCTACATCTGGTATATTGACTACGAAAAACGCCTCCACTTCACGCCGAAAGATAGGAACGCAGCGCCGTTTGGGCTCACGGAGACCTCGCAGAACTGGCGGAACCTGAAGGTCAGCGAGAGCCGGGANCTCTACCGGAACCGGCAGATCGTCCGNGCCGGGACGGCGCTGACCGACGAACGGACGGACACTGTGATTGCCACAGAAGCCGACCAGAAACTCTTTGAACTCTCCTATCCAGTCGGCACGGCCTCGGCGGTGACGGTGAATGGAGTGCCGAAGACGCTCGGGGTCAGCGGCCTGCACGAGGGCCGGGACTACTACTGGTCCTACGGGTCAAATGTCCTGATAGCTGAAGTCGCGCCCGGGACCGGTGCCGCGGTCGCTCTGACCTACCAGGGCATGTTCCCGATCCTGGTTGACGAACGGCTCGACGCGGAGATCCTCGCCCGCCGGGCGCTGGAGGGCGGGACCGGAGTCTATGAAGCGATCACGGACGATCCGGCGATCAACGTGCAGAACGTCGCGGTGCAGAAAGCCCTCGCCTACCTCAGAAAGCACGGCGTGATCCCGCAGACGATCCGGTTCGAGACCGATCGCCCGGGACTTCGGCCGGGGCAACTCCTACCGGTGAGANNTNNCGNCCGCNGGNCTNGNNGACAACTACCTGNTCGANTCGGTCANNATGGCGNGATNTGCAGGGNGCNGTCAACCGTTATACGGTCACGGCCGTCTCGGGGGACGCTCTCGGGGGTTGGCTGGAGTGGTTCAGCGCCCTGGCTCGGCAGGCGCAGAAGTTCGTGCTCTATGATGAGGACCGGGTGGNGATCCTGAAGACCGCAGCAGAGACTGTGATCATCTCTGATGCAGCGGCGGAGTATGATTGGGGCACCGCCGCCCGGAAACCAGAGTCTCGGGTCGCCCGGGCACACGCAGACTTTGCAGAGACAGATTGGGTGCATGCATGAGATCGACAGTAACCGTAAGAGACAACGTGGTGGTCCGGGTCTGGGAAAGGGGGGCCGTGGTCCGGACCTACCGGACGCACAACACCTGGGGTACAGCAGGGCTGAACATGATCCGGGACTGGTTCGCCGGGCTGAGTCGCGTGCCGGTGACCCACATCGCCTGGCTCGATGCCGGCGGGGTGGAGCGCGCCCGGGATATCGTGACGCAACGAGTACTCCCGGGCGACGGATCGCTCCTGATCCGGCAGTACCTCCCGAGCGCGACGATCGCGAACGGGCACACGCTGACGACGATCCAGGCATATAACGCACAGTCTGGCGGCACGAGGTTCGCAGAGGCCGTGTTCGATGCGGCCGGCGTTGCAAAGACGACGAACAATCAGATTACCGTAGAGTGGACACATACATTCGCGGATGGAGGGACGTGAGATGGCATACAATCCGACGACATGGGGATCAAATGACGTGATTACGAAGGACCGGCTGAACAAGATGGAGCAAGGGATCGTCAGCGCCAGCAAACTAAGCGGGACGGATATTGATACGGACAAGGATTGGAACGGGAAGAGTATCACGAACCTGGGAAAAATCTCCCCGGTCTCGTGGCTCGTCATTCTCGGCGGCGACCCCCTTCTGATCACCAAGTCACACGCCTCATCCACTACAGTGACGTTCGCGCAGGTCGAGAAGGGGAACGTCAAGATCGTCGTGAGAGGTGCCGCGACCACGCTCAACTCCTCCGGCCCGAGGGTATTCCAGATTCTCCTGAACGGCGCAGAGATCTGGAGCCAGAGCCAAGGGACAACGTGGAACGGTTATGATAACGTGTACCCGGCATTCTCCGCCACAGCATTCGAGGATCTCGCCGTCGCGACAGGGGATGTTCTGACGATCTCGCGGACGGGGGGCGCCGGGCCGTTACTGTGGAGATCTATGCTACGCCGTGCGTGGCGCCGTACGGGATCGCGACATAACGCCCCCTTATAAATATCCCTTCCACCTATTTTCTCACATGACCAATTCCCAAACCTCTTTCTGGACCCCGGCACGCATCGGTGCAGTGATCGGGCCGTCCTGCTCATCGTGGCGCTCGCCTACCTGGTAAGCCTGCCGCAGAACCAGTTCCAGCCGGCCGACCTCCTGCAGCCACGGTACGCCGCCGACGCCGATCTCGGGTATTGGATGGTCAACAAATACGATCCAGAGGTCGACGTCTACCACCTCCTCGTGGTGATGCAGCACCCGAACGGCACGTTCGAGTGGCTCGACGGCGACGGGATCTGGTTGCCCCGGCGCGCCGTTGAGGGGACGTTTAACGTCATCGGGTCGTTCGACGCCCGGAAAGCGCACCTCTGATCCGGCGAGGGCATACTGGGCACGTAAGATCGTAACTTTTTAAGATCTCTTCTTCATGTGGAAAGTTACGATCTCTCGTGCCCTATGTGCCTCGTTCTGCCCTTCTTGCGATAGTTATATATACTATTACATACAATACATATATTGTAAGAGGTGAAAGAGAATGACTCAAACCATCGGACTGAAAGCCACCACAAAACACGGGGAAATCTGCATCACGTTCCCCTTCCTGAAAGAGACTGAGAAGGCAATCCTAATCCGGGTCCCGCAGATCGCCGGGTCTGGATATGACATCTTCGCGACCGGCCGGGAGAAAGAGGTCTGGATACCAAAGAGCCAGATGAGGGAGGTGGGGGATGGGTATTATCTCAAGCCCTGGATCTGGGGAGAAGATCGCGCCCAAGCACCGCGCTAACGACAGCGGCATGGGTTATGGTGCAGATGGGCGCGGACCTGGAGACAACCGGGTTCCCGGGCGAAATGCTCGGCGAGGTTGCAAGCAAGGTGCGGGAGGCGGTCTAAATGATCTTCACAAACTCGAAGGGATACGAGTATCATATCCGGCTCGTTGGGCAGGAGGGGGATGGCCCCCTCACGCTCGATAACATCAGGATCGACCACCCAGACAGGCCAGATATGACTCTGGAGAATACTTCGCGTTCGCGGACGCTGGAGCCCGAGCGTCCGTATTTCGAGTTCATGGAACTTGAGATTCTGGACTCGCTTCAGGAGGGAAACGGGCTTGGGATTTCGCAAGAGGATCTTGATTCTCTCCCCCAAAGAGTACGTCAACATCCGCATCTACCGCGCCGACCGGGACCGCCTCGCCGCAACCATGAAGTACGGCGAGACGATGGCGGACGCAATCCATGCGCTGATCGAGCAGGCCCGTGACGAGTGAGCGGTTCGGGTAACCAGGCCCCACCCGGGTTCCTGTTGCCCGGAAAAGGATTGCAGCGTCGGATCGTGGGATGGTAAGCACTGCCGGTCATGTGGTGCAGACTGCTCGAAATGCCTGCTTAACGGGCTGGTAGAGGACTGAAGGATCCACCCCTCACATCTACCATTCTTGAAAACAGCCCTTCATCGGAGTAGAGCCAAACCGAATACATTATATATCTAGGAGTTGATCTATGAATATGAGGCAGCGGAACAGCGCAAAACCAAAACCAAAACTCCAGGTCTACGTTAGCCGGGATGTTGCGGATCGACTCAGAGATTACGCCTCAAATGTGGGGGTGTCCGCATCGTTTGCCACAGAAATGGCGCTGCGGGCATACCTCAATATGGAGAGAGTGAAATTATGACGAAAAGGTATAACTGTGTCGGCCCCTGCGCCACCGCCTGCAAACCGGGAGCGGGAACCGACGCTCAGGATGGTACGTTCGATCGTATATTAGTTGCGGCCGCGGAGCATGCCGCACGCGAGGCAGGGCTCCCGGGGCGCGCGGATCGCATGATCGCCTGCCGCTCCTGCGGCGCACCGACCGCGAGCAGCGACGGGATCTGCCGAGACTGCGCNGANGCNNTGCGNGANGAGCGGGCCGNNGNCCTGGGNGNNNGGTGCCGCNTCCACCGGGTGCGGTACGTCGANGANCTCCCNGTNNNNGNGCTGGAGGAGATGCAGGNCGAGTGGGGGCGGTGCTGATGGCCCGCAACTACTGCCCGTTAATCCGCCGGGACGACGGCGGGCTCTGCGCTTGCCTGACCGATGACTGCGCNTGGTTTGACCGCGAGCGGGGCGTCTGCGCGATGGTCGCGATCGCCCGGGAGATCCGGGACCGGGGGCGGCGCCGATGACCGACATCCGCGACCAGTTGGCGCAGATACGCAGCATCCTCGACGACATCGACCGCGACCTGTCGCCGCGGGCGCTCAAGGGGCAGGAGGATTACGACGCGATCCTGGCGATCATCGATCACCCGTGCCCGGCTGAATACACCTGTAAAGAGTGCGCGTTCGGCAATCAGGCGGGGGATGATTGCATGCAGGGAGATATCCGGAAGGCGCTCGAGAATATGCGCGGGAGTGGGTCGGAATGACCGACATACTCGAACGCGCGTTCATGGCCCGGATCCGGGCCGATGAGTACCGGGAGGCGCTCGCTGCCCTACAGCAGGAGTTCGACGAGCGGCCGGATGTCATCGAGATCAAGCGCCGGATCGAGCGCTGCGAGGAGGAGCGCCGGCAGTGCATTGAGCAGGCGAAGGCGGCGGGGATCAGCAAGCAGGGTTCGTTCCTGCTCAAGATCCGCACCCGCAAGACCCGCACGGTGATCCCGGAGCGGTTCTTTGCCCGGTTCGGTGCGGAGGCGTTCGTCAAGTGCTCCACTGTCGCCATCGGTAAGGCCGAGGCCCTGTTGGGCAAGGGGACGTTTGACGACTGCTGCGAGGTCGCGGTCAAGGATCTCGGTGCGACGGTTGAGTATGTGCGCCCGGGGGGGTCGGAGTGATCCCCGCACTCCCCTGCGGCACGTTCTCCGACAGCGACACCCCGGCAGGAGCGTTTTACGTCGCCGCGTTCGAGGAAGGCGACACCCCGCACCACGTCGGCGAGTATCGGATCGAGACTGTCCTCCGGGCGCTGCGGCGCTCCAGGCCTGCGGCTACGATGACGTCGAGGTCGGCAGCATCTTCGCGCCAGATCCCGAGCACGTGCACCTGCTCCTGACCGGTCTCGACGGCGAGGCGCGGGTCGGCGACCGGCAACTCGGTTGCATCGCGGTCGCTCCGG